ATAATGCCAGGGATCTTTATGCCCAAGCATGATCAGTCTGCAGCAGTTTGATTCAAACCTTTTTCTTGCAGCTTTCGCAGCAAATCGGGGTCTATCTCCAGAGCCTTTCTCCCTATTTCTGCCAGCTTCTTTATTCTGCTGGCAGTAGTAGGGTTTACCTCTTCAACCGCATTGATGATCTCCTCGATCTCGGAAGGATAAAATGCGAGCAATTCATCTTCAGTAAGCTTGGTGCAAAGCTTAATAAGCGATGCCGGAAGGCTATCAGGGAAAAGCAGGTCTATAAAAGAACCCTCATCATTTGAAAGGTTTTCAATATAATTCTGTGATTCCGATACCGTGATTTCCCAAGCGACTATTTCTTTATCATTAATCTTTATCGTTTTACTTTTTCTCATATCAGTTTTCCCTTCAATTTTAATTCGATGCCTTTATGTGGGAAAAATTGTCTAGACATTCGAATATACCAGGGCTTTGCTGGCATAATCACTTCAGCCACTCTTCCATCTAACTTCGCCTGCAGGTCCCGCTCATTAAATGCAATCTCCCACATATCGGAATCAGCCACCCTGAATCTTATTAATTTTCCTGCCACCATCTTCTATCCTCCGGGCGCGGGCTCCGCGCCCCTACGTTTTAATCTTGAATTTTGAATCTTAAATCATCGGCTATCAGCCGATGGTCTCCACCTTATAAAACTCCTGTCCGGATGGCTGAGTACTGTCTTTAAGCACACTGGCTGTTACCGATAAGATCGCAGCGCCATCGCCTATCATCGGAAAATCGCCGTTCATCAGGATATTCACTTTGTGGAATGTCCAGCGAGTGCGGACGCCCACATCATCCTTGTCAGAAACAAAGATGAGTTTTTTCTGGACACTGCCTGCGCTCATGCCGTGGATGTATTTGGTATTTACAGCCTCGTAGTCGTAGGAGATCAGGTCCGTATCGATAATCGCACCCGGAGAGCTTAGCTTGCGGACATATCCGTAATCCGGGTCAAGGGTGTAGTCTGTGCCCTGCACGCGTCTTGTGGTCCCTGCGGCATTTGTAATGACAACATCTTCCAGCGTTTCCACCCCTGACGGGATAATGTAATGTGTGTCCTGGGTTTTATATACCTGGTATGTCGTGACAAAAACCCCTGACACGTCAACAAGTTCGATATATGTTGCGGCCTTAAAAGCTATCTTGCCGGTAGCTCCTGATGTCGCCTGCGTTACCGTGTCCCCGGTGGCAAGCGTCCCTGTTATTGCTCCTGTAATTTTTGTTGAAAACACATTCAGGTAACCGGTGTCAACGTACTCATCAGCAACCAGGTCAATGTCCGTCCCGATTGCGTCGGCATCTATCGTACCGGCTGCCTGGTTGGCAGTATTAATGGCCGCGGCCATGAGCGACATCTTCAGGTTTTCGTTTGTCATTTCCCTGAGTCCGAATATCAGCTGAGCCTCGGCCTCATTTATAACCTCAAGAATAGTTGCCCGTGAGGCATTTCTTGTGCTTTTCATCTTTTCTGTTGATTGAGTCAGGCTGAAGGCCAATGTCTCCAGTTCCCCCAGGTCATTAAAAGATGCCCCGGCCACTGCGCCCGCATATGACCTGCCCGTACCGTTATATCGGATGTTATCCGCGCTTGATGCTAATCCCATTTTAATCCTCCTTGTGATTTATGCTCAAAGCGTCAGGCTCAAGGCTCAAAGGGCGATCCTTTCAGCTTTCACCTTTCAGCTTTCAGCTTTTATTAATTATCTCTCAACCGTCTCCGCCACCGGAACGGTAATTTCCGCATAATGACACAACACAGTTCCAAACTTTCTTGGCTCTACTATTTCAACCTGGGGAACTCCCAGGTGTGCCTTTCTGTTATTCAATGTCTTCTCGTGTCTGAATGCTGCACATATCCCGTCAACTATGGTGTCCTGAAAATACAGCTCGGTCGCATCGCTGTCCTTGAGCCCGTAGATGCATATTATTTTCATGGTGTGAGCTCTCTCGCATGTCCGGCCACCGGATATTGCCTCTTCAGGTGTTTTTATCCTGGTAATCATGCACCCGTTAATTTTGTCTGAGCTGTCCTTAAACAGGTTTAAAAAGCCTTCATAGGTGTTTGACCACCGCAGATAATTGTGTACTGTGCCAATGCCGGTGACAGTTTCAATAATCTGTGCTATTTCATTTCTGATTAATCCTAAACTCATAAAGCTCCTTTCAGTCGCGCTCAAAGTTCAAAGCTCAAAGCTCAAAGGGTTTATCTTTTTTTCCTTTCAGCTTTCAGCCTTGAGCTTTCAGCTCTTACAGCCTTCTTAAAACCTCATCCGCAATTTCATTCAAAATTTGCTCAACCTTATCCTTATGCTCTGCCCAGGCGAACTCGAACATATGAGCGCCCTCAGTGCCTTTCTTTGATATCTTTCTGGCAATCAAAAATGCCACACTCTTTGCCTCTTTTTCAGGCAGGCCCAGCTTCTTTTCAACCCAGTACTGCAAAGGCTCAAGGGGAGGAAAGTGCGGCTTTGTGCCATACTCAACCGGCTCTGCGTATTTGGCCGGGGTACCCACAATACCGGTCACATTCTCACCGCTGGCCGACACATCACTACCGATGGTTGAAATGAGATGCAACGGCCCAGCTCCACGAGGAAAATCCGGGTCTGTCTTTATCATCCTCTCCAGGTATTTAACCGCCGATGTAACCTTGGAAATGGTTGCATCAGTAACAGCCTGCGGAAAGGCCTCAAACAGCTTGTTGACCGATTCAAGGTCATATGTAAGCTCAAAAAACATTGTTTTACCTATCAGCCTTCAGCCTATAGCCTACAGCCTGCTTTTCTAATGTGTTAGTCTAGTTCTGCCATCCGCCGGTGCATCGGCCATAACGCCAAACCCCGGTTGCGGCGCATCCGCTTTAATCCCCATATGGTCATAATATCTCTGGCGTAATCCCTTTGCCCGCCTGGCAA